TATTTTTTGAAGATATACTTATGGCATTACATTTTTATGGTATGCCAATACTTGCAGAAAATAACAAACCTAGATTATTATATTATTTAAAGCGAAGAGGTTATAGAGGTTATTCAATGAACCGACCAGATAAGACTTGGAATAAGTTATCAGCAGCTGAAAAAGAAATAGGCGGTATACCAAACTCTAGTGAAGATATAAGACAAGCACATGCTGCTGCAATTGAAAGTTATATAAATTCGTATGTTGGAATAAATGCTAACGGTGAATATGGGGATTTATATTTTAATGAAACATTAAATGATTGGGCTAAGTTTGATATAAATAAAAGAACAAAGTTTGATGCAGCAATAAGTTCTGGTTTAGCAATTATGGCATGTAATAAAAATTTATATGCACCTAAACCAAATATACAATTAAAAAATAAAGTAAATTTTAGTTTTGCTAAATATGATAATAAAGGCAATTTTTCAAAAATAATAGAATAAATGAGTAAAGTACTAACAAGAGGTATTTTCCCCAGCCAAGCAGTATCTGATGCTGAAAAGGCTAGCAATCAATACGGATTAGAAATAGCAAGAGCTGTAGAATCCGAATGGTTTAAAAAAGACTCGGGAAGTACACGTTACTTTGCAAATAGAGATAATTTTCATAGATTAAGACTATATGCAAGAGGCGAACAAAGCATACAAAAGTATAAAGATGAATTGTCTATTAATGGTGATTTATCATATTTAAATTTAGATTGGAAGCCAGTTCCTATTATACCTAAGTTTGTAGATATAGTTGTAAATGGTATACAAGAAAGAACATATGATTTAAAAGCATATTCAGTAGATAATATTGCTTCTGCTGAAAGAACAGAATATGTAAGAGGTATAGTAGAGGATATGCGTTTATTTTCTTTTAAACAAAATGTAGAAGCACAAACAGGGTTAAATACTTTTAATAATGATCCTGAAAGTTTACCACAATCAGACGAAGAGTTGCAATTACATATGCAACTAAATTATAAGCAATCTATTGAAATTGCACAAGAACAAGCAATAAATAATGTATTTGAATTAAATAAATACGATTTATTAAAGAAAAGATTAGATTACGATATAGCTGTATTAGGTATTGGTGCATTAAAAAATAGTTTTAATACAGCAGAAGGTATTAAATTGGAATATGTAGACCCAGCTGATTTAGTTTATTCATATACGGAATCACCATATTTTGATGATTTATATTACGTAGGTGAAGTAAGAAAAGTACCTATTGTAGAGCTTAAAAAACAATTTCCAGAATTAACAAAAGAAGATATAGAACATATTGAAGGATTCGGTTCTGGCAATTCTAAATTATATAATAAATCATATACAGCAGAAAGTCAGGATAAAAATTATGTGTATGTATTATATTTTGAATATAAAACTTTTGAAAATCAAGTTTATAAAATAAAAGAAGGCGGTAGCGGTTATCAAAAAGCATTAAAGAAAAATGACCAATTTAATCCTCCTAAAGACGCTAGAGCTAGATTTGAAAAAGTAAATCGTTCAATTGAAGTATTATATGAAGGTGCAAAAATTGTAGGTTATGATAAATTATTAAAATGGCAAAAAGCTATTAATATGACAAGACCTAAGTCTGATATTACAAAAGTTCAGATGAGTTATAATATTGTAGCACCAAGAATATATAAAGGTAAGCCTGAGTCATTAGTTGGTAGAATGACATCATTCGCAGATATGATTCAAATAACGCATCTTAAATTACAGCAAGTACTTTCAAGAATGGTTCCAGATGGAGTATACTTGGATGCGGACGGCATTGCTGAAGTGGATTTAGGTAATGGTACAAATTACAATCCACAAGAAGCATTAAATATGTATTTTCAAACAGGTTCTGTTATTGGTAGATCTATGACACAAGATGGGGATATGAATCCTGGTAAAGTACCAATTCAAGAATTACAATCATCAGGGGGTAATAATAAAATAGCTAGTTTAATAAATAGTTACAATTATTATTTACAGATGATGAGGGATGTTACAGGATTAAATGAAGCAAGAGACGGAAGTACTCCTGATAAAAATGCATTAGTTGGTATACAAAAACTTGCGGCAGCAAATAGCAATACTGCAACAAGACATATATTGCAAGGAGGTTTATATGTGACATTAAAAACAGCTGAAGCTGTATCATTAAGAATAGCAGACGTATTAGAATATGGAAATACTAAACAGCAATTTATGCAATCTTTAGGTAAAATTGATGTTGGTAATTTAAATGAAATAAAAGAATTGTATATACATGATTTTGGTGTATTCTTAGAATTGGCGCCAGATGAAGAAGAAAAGCAATTGCTTGAAAACAATATTCAAATGGCAATTCAACAACAACAAATAAATTTAGAAGATGCTATTGATGTAAGAGAAGTAAGAAATTTAAAACTTGCTAATCAATTATTAAAAATTAGAAGACGTAAAAAGTTTGAGCAAGATAGACAAATTCAACAAGAAAATATTCAAGCTCAATCACAATCTAATGCGCAATCAGCCCAAGCGGCGGCAGAAGCTGAAATACAAAAACAACAAGGAACAGCCGAAAGTAAAATACAAATTGCGCAAGCACAGTCACAATTTGATATTGCAAAATTAGAAAGAGAGGCAGCAATTAAGAAAGAATTAATGCAATTTGAATTTGATTTGAATTTAAAACTTAAGGAAGCTGAGTCAAATGTAATTAAAGATAAAGAGAAGTACAAAGAAGATAGAAAAGACGAAAGAACAAAAATACAAGCTTCACAACAAAGTGAACTTATAGATCAGAGGAAATCTGGTACACCACCAAAAAACTTTGAATCCGCTGGATTTGATAACTTAGGTGGTTTTGGTTTAGAACAATTTGAACCAAGATAAAAACAAAAACAATTATATAATATTTTATTATGGCAGAAATTAAAGCAAAAGCAATAGACACTGAAGAACCGTCTATTCAAGAAAAAGAAGAAGCAGTTCAGAAAAAGGCATCAAATTTTGATGAAGAAACTGGGGTGTATAAAGTAAATTTAAGCGAACCTAAAACAGAAACAAATGCCGTTCAAGAACAAAAAACAGAAGATGGCGTGTTACGCGGAAGCAGCGAGAATGAAGAAGCTGGGCAAGAAACCGAAATGGAATTGCAAGAAGTACAGCAAGAAGAAAAAGTAGAAGAAACACCAGTATTAGAAGAAGTAACAGATGAAGAAACTGAAAATCAAACAAGTCAAAATGAAAGCAATGAAACAACTAAAACAGTTGAAGAAGTTGCCCAAGTTGAACAAAAAGAACAAATTGAATATCCCGAAAATATAATGGAACTCGTAAAGTTCATGAACGAAACAGGGGGAACTTTAGAGGATTATACAAGACTAAACGCGGATTATTCAAATGTTGACGATAGTACATTGTTAACAGAATATTACAAACAAACAAAACCTCATTTAAGTTATGATGAAATACAATTCCTTATGGAAGATAATTTTTCATATGACGAAGAAATAGATGAGGAAAGAGACATAAAAAGAAAAAAATTAGCTCATAAAGAAGCGGTTGCAAATGCTAAAAACTTTTTGACAGGGCTCAAGGATCAATATTACAAGGAAGTCAAGTTGGGTTCCAAGTTAGCTCCTGAGCAGCAAAAAGCAATAGATTTTTTCAATCGTTATAATAATGAGCAAAAATCAGCTGAAGAATTGTTAGCGAAACAAACGCAACATTTTGAGCAAGAAACTAGTAAAGTTTTTAATGATAATTTTAAAGGTTTTAATTTTAACGTTGGAGACAAAAAATACAGGTTTAATGTTAAAGATGTAAGCCAAGTAAAATCACAGAATTTATCAAATGTTTTTGATAAATATGTTAATGAGAATTCACTTCTTAGTAACGCTGCTGATTTTCACAAAGCTTTATTTGCTGCTTCAAATTCTGATGCAATAGCAAACCACTTTTATGAGCAAGGCAAAGCAGATGCCATAAAACAAATGACTGCAGAAGCTAAGAACATTAATATGGATCCTAGAAAAACTGCAGATGGTTATGTTGAAGCTGGAGGAATAAAAGTAAAAGCTATTTCAGGAGATAACAATTCGGGGCTAAAAGTTAAATTAAAAAATTACTAACAAAAAAAAATAATTTAAAATGGCTACATTTACAGTAGGGACAGGCGGTATAGTACAGCCTAATGCCCAAAAAATGACTACTTTAAATTCATATCTTGATATAAGAACTTCTGGTTGGGCAAAACAGTATCTACCAGAATTATATGAGTCAGAAGTAGAAAAATATGGAGACAGATCAATTTCTGGATTCATAAAAATGCTAGGGGCGGAAATGCCAATGGCATCTGACCAAGTTATTTGGTCTGAACAAGGAAGATTACACTTAGCTTACAATGGGGAAGTTAATGGAACAGCGGTAAGTGATGAACACTTAGTTGACGCAATTACGGATATTGATTCTGGAAGTTCTGTTGCTCACGCTGTAAGAAAAGGTGCGACTATTGTTGCGGTTGTTAATAATGTTGTATTTAAGGCACTTGTAACTGAAGGTATTGAGCAATCAACTTCTCAGTTAAAAATTAAGCCTTATGGTGCAGCTACAATTGACGCAATATCAGGTATTACAAATGCTGATGACCAAGCAATAAAATTCTTTGTTTATGGTTCTGAATTTGGTAAAGGAACTGGCAAAATGGAAGAGTCTATTGAGCCTAAGTTTTTATCTCTTTCTAACCAGCCAATGATTATCAAAGATCATTTTGAAATCAATGGTTCTGATACTGCTCAAATTGGTTGGGTTGAAGTTTCAGGAGAAAATGGACAAAACGGATATTTATGGTATTTAAAATCTCAAGGTGATACAACTAAAAGATTTGAAGACTATTTAGAAATGGTAGTAGTAGAAGCTGAAAAAGCAGCTGGTACATCAACAGTTGGTGTTGCTGGTTCGGAAGGTCTATTATCTGCTATTGGGTCAAGAGGTTTAGTAAGTAATGATATGTTTGATGGAACTCCAGATCTTACAGATTTTGATAATTTAATTACTCAATTAGATTCTCAAGGAGCAATTTCAGAAAACATGTTATTCATTAACAGAGCTGCAAACTTGCAGGTTGATGATTTACTTGCTGCTGTAAACCCTCATATTTCAGGCGGATTAAACTTTGGAGCATTCAACAACTCAGAAGACATGGCGTTAAATCTTGGATTTAATGGTTTCAGAAGAGGTGGTTATGAATTCTACAAAACTGACTGGAAATATCTTAACGATAAATCTACAAGAGGAAACATTGGTGGTTTAAAAGGTGTATTAGTGCCAGCTGGTACTTCATCTGTATACGACCAAAGCCTTGGTAAGAATGTAAGAAGACCTTTCTTACACGTTAGATATAGAGCTTCAGAAGCTGATGATAGAAAACTAAAAACTTGGATCACTGGTTCAGTTGGAGGTGCAACAAGCTCTGATCTTGACAAAATGGAAGTACATTATCTATCAGAAAGATGTTTAGTAGTTCAAGCTGCTAACAACTTTGTTAGATTTGATGACTAATATTTATTAAAGGTTTGGGCGTTTCGGCGCCCGGCCTTTTATTAACATTTTTATTTTATTATATTATGGCAAAAAAACAAAAAGTAGCGGTGGCTACTCAAGAACCGACAACGGTTGCTCCATCAAAAAAAGTGGTAAAACCACTTATAAAGGATAAATTATACGAACTAATTATTTCTGAAACACCACTTATTTATATGCTAAAAAGCAAAAATATTATGTGGTTTGATAAAGAATTAGGTTATGAAAGAGAAATTAAATATTGTGAAAATCAAAAAACAATATTTGAAGATGAAATGAAAGGTCCACAAAGATTGCAACATATTGCATTTAAAAATGGACAATTATATGTCCCAAAAGAAAAGCAAGTATTACAAAAATTTTTAGAATTTCATCCAGATAATGGTGTAAAA